CTCCCTTAATCGCGGCGGTCGGGGGGAGGGGCGTGATCGGGAAGCCCGTGCCGGGGGTATACCCCCCCTATTTGGGGTCTTGATTTTTGCACCGCCACTCGCCCAAAATTGTGTGAAAAATCAACTACCCTACCCCCTACAAAATTTTGTGATCTGAAACGTGTGACCCTACATGATGCGACATACCCATGATTTTTACGAGACGCCCGCATGGCAGACCCGTGCGTTGTTGCACCACCAGCCGGATATCGGCGGCATCGTCCTCGATCCGTGCGTCGGCAACGGGGCGATTGCCGATGAGATGCGGCGTGCGGGTACCACGGTGCTGACGAATGACTGGGATCGCACGCATGAGGCGGACTGGCATTTCGATGCGAGTGGGGCAGACCTCTACACGGCCACGGGACCGGTCGATTGGGTGGTGACGAACCCCCCGTATGGGATGCCGGTGTGTCTCGATCTCGTAGCGCGAGCCGTGCGGGAAGCGCGAGTGGGGGTAGCAATGTTGTTGCGGATCTCGTTCCGCGAACCCACGCGGCATCGCTTCCCGCGTGGTCCCTGGTTGGCGGCACATCCGGTCAGCCGGTTGTTGACGTTGCCGCGCTATAGTTATACGGGAGACGGGCGCACGGATGCGGCCACCACCGAGTGGGTGATCTGGTTGCGCCGGGAGCGACTGGAGACGGGACCGGCGATCCTGTCGCTGGTGGGAGCGGAACGCTATGGTGAGACATCGGGAACGGGATGACACGCGACCCACGCGGGAGGTGCGCCGGATTGCGGACGGCGCGATCTGTGTGATTGAGGCAGGGGACTGGGATCCGACACGGTATGAGCTGGTGGTGCCGGTGATCCCCTCGGTGCGCGTGGTGACGCCACGCACGGAGGTGAAGGATGGATGAGGGTGTGCGCTGCACGGCGATGAGCAAGCAGACGGGGGAGCGGTGCAAGAAGCTGGCGATCCCTGGCGGGACGGTCTGCGTGGTGCATGGGGGAAGTGCGCCCGCCGCGAAGATGGCCGCGCAGCGTCGGCTGATTGCGATGATCGATCCGGCGATGACGGCGTTGCTGCGAGCGATCCGCGAGTGTGATGAATGGCCGACCAAGGTGCGGGCGGCGATTGCGGTGCTGGACCGGGCGGGGTTTGGTCCCACGCAAAGTTTACGGGTGGATGAACAGGCGAACGATCTGGCGGCGTTGAGCAGTGCGGAGCTCAAGGCGCGAGCCATGCACATCGTGCAACGGGCGGCGGCAGCGGAAGCGAAGGAACTGGAGGAACCGTTGCATTGATTACGGCGTGAGGGGCAATCGTCGCCCCAGCCACTCCGCGACTTGCGGCACGACGGCGTTACCTAGGGCTTTAAGTTGAGCCACCCGATCGGGAACCCCATCAGCCAACCGACCCACTGCGGGTTCAACTGCCCAGTCACCACTGATCGGGGCGTCGAAGAATCGCCCGTCAGGCTTACGCCAGCGTGGGCCTTGCTGGTCGTGCTGTTCCGGTTGCCGCCCCCCGACGCATCGCTGGTGGTCGGCGTCGGACATCGTTGCACCGCCACGTTCAGCGGATCTGAATTCCGATTCCACTGACTCGGCCCCCCGTTGTTCTTCGCGTCCTGCGCGGTCGGCGTCGGCCACTGCTTGGCGAACGTCTCCAGACTCGGACGCCCCCGGCTCTGGGTATTGTTGCCCGTGCCGTTCCCGCTGCTCCCGTACACCGTCGCGGTCGGCGTGGGGAGCGGTGCCTGATGTCCCGTGGAGGTAGGCGACGAGAAAGATCCGGTACCTGAGGTGCGGGGCACCAACGGCGGCTGCGGGTAGACAATCCCATTCCGCATCGAACCCGCTGGTGGCAAGGTCGGCAAGGATTCCCCGAAAGGCTGATCCTCCATTAGCGGTAAGCAAGCCTGGGACGTTTTCCAAGAGGACGTAGCGCGGTCGTAGTACATCAATGAGCCGGTAAAATTCTGGCCACAGCCATCGGTCATCTGTAGTGCCTTTCTGTAGTCCCGCGTGGCTCACGGGCTGACACGGGAAGCCCCCGCAGAGCAGATCCACAGGCGTCAGATCCCCGGCGGTGACGGTCTTGATATCGTGGTGGCAGGGGATGTCCGGCCAGTGCTGGGCAAGGACACGGCGGCAGTAGGGATCGGCTTCAATCTGCCAGCGGACGGTATGCCCCGCCCGTTCCAGACCCAGATCCAAACCGCCGATACCGGAGAAGAGGGATCCAACTGTCATCAGGTCATGATTGCGTATTGAGTCGCATTGGCACAACGGGGAGGTGCCGTGCGCTGGGAATAACGCGGCACCTCCCCTCTTCCGGGTGGGCTGTCTTAGAGGACACGCTGGGCGGCGGCGTTCCAGATCCCGGTCACCTGATCGCCATAGGTGCGAAGAATCTGGGCGTGGGCGCGGGGACCATACGGCGTCTTGAGGATGCGGAAACTACCTTCCTCATCTGTGCTGACGGTGAACAGGGTTTGTTTCTTGCACCAGCGTTTCATCTGTTTCGCTTGCTCGTACGCTTCGATGAGGGGTTCCAGCATCATCGCCACGATGAGTCCATTACTGGCGGGGTCTGTTTCCCTTGGCACAAGGGTCCGGTCTTCGTCGCTGACGCTGTCCCGCGCATCCGCGATCAGTTGGGTTCTGTCGGCGTCTGCCATGGTGATCTCTGGGCAGACGCCCCCGTTGGTCGGCATGTGAAAGGTGCCTAACCGGACACCCTCCCGATAGATGGTGCAACGGTAGCCGTCTTCACGGCGATCCCCGTAGTCGCTGGGGATGTTCTTGAAATTCTTGATCGTGTAGGTCATGGTCTGTCTCCTTGTGTGGTGTGCCATTTAGTGGGTGAGTCGGACGGTGGCATCGACGATCATGGCGAGGGCGTGGCGATGCGTGCTTCAATACTGCGACACTCTAGACACTTATCGTCTACAGCCTTGTCGCTGTCTGACCGCTGAACGTTTCGCGCCTCCCAGAACTGTCGCTCGTTGCGGATACGAGACTCACGCAGATGCTTCACTTGCTGCTTGTTCAGCAACTTTAAGAATGACTTCATTGGTCTGTCTCCTGCACTAAAGGGATTTTTTGGGCCGGTTGACTATTATTCAATGCCGATCAACTCGAAGCCTTGCTTACTAAGGAACTCGTTCATGCCTTTCTCCGTCTCTTCATCGATGTCGTATTTATCGGAGTAGCCATATGTCAAGCTCGTGCGGTTAAAGTATTCGTTGTGCTTTTCGCTGTAGTAAACAAATGTTGCGTTATTCATGTTGGTGTCTCCATGTGTTGTGTTGTCCATACACAGAATTCTACATGATTTTGACCTTCTAGGGGAATTTATTTTCAACTATTTCCCCAGATGTCCGTAACTCTATAGAGTTGTGTGGGTTACGGATGGGCAACCTGGGCAGTTCAAGGTATAGTGACCCAGTGCTGGAGCATGAACACATTGCAGAGTTGATCGCACTGGAAGCGGAACTGTGCAAGCGGAGCCTATATGATTACCTCCGCGCCATGTGGCCGGTGATCGAACCCAGTACGCCCTTCATCGACGGGTTCCACATCGGTGCCATGGCGGAACATCAACAGGCGGTGTTTGACGGGCAGATCAAAAAATTGATCATCAATGTCTGTCCACGGTCGGGGAAAAGTATTTGCACGTCGATCGCGTTGCCGACATGGGGTTGGACGCGCAATCCTGCGACCAGGTTTCTGTTCTCGTCTTACAGCTCGGATCTTTCGCTGGAGTTTGCCACGACCGCCCGCCGCGTGATCGAATCGACGTGGTACCAGACACGCTGGGACATTCAGTTGAGTGGGGATCAGAATAACAAGGCGTTTTACGCCAACACCGCGTCCGGGTATCGGATCTCCACCTCGGTGGGTGGCTCGGCCACCGGCAAGGGGGGCGATCTGCTCGTCGTGGACGATCCTCACAATCTCAAAACCATCAATTCCGACATCGTGCGAACCGAAGACGTGCGGTGGTTTTTCAAAGTGTGGAGCAGTCGTATCAATAACAAGAAATTCGATCGCCAGATCGTGATCATGCAGCGCGGCCATGAAGATGATCTGACCGCCGCATTGAAGGAGCAGGGCGATTGGACGATCCTGAAACTCCCGACCGAGTACCAACGCACATCATGGACATCCCCGATCGGCTGGTCAGATCCGCGCACCACGGAAGGGGAACTCCTGAACCCGGATCGCATCGGCCCGGAGGAAAACGCGACGATCAAAGCGGAGCTGGGATCGATTGATTACAGTTGCCAGCACGCGCAGAACCCGTTGCCGGAAAAAGGCGGCATGTTCGAGCGAACATGGTTTGAAGTGGTCGATGCTCCGCCCGCTGATGTCGTGGCGCGGGTGCGGTTCTGGGATGCAGCGGGATCTGAAACGGAGCGATCCCCGTATACCGCCGGCGTGCTGATGAGTGAATCCCGTGATGGGGTTTTCTATGTGGAGGATGTCCAGCGGGATCGGTTGGTGTCGGCCAAAGTGGATGCGCTGATGCTGCAAACCGCGCAGGTTGATGGCATCGGGACCGAGATTGCGGAAGAGCAGGAACCCGGCAGTGCGGGCAAGGCGGTGATTGCCGCGCATAAAATCCTGTTGGCTGGGTATAGTTATGTGGGAATCACCGCAACCGGGGACAAAGTCACGCGGTGGAAACCGTTGGCCTCACAAGCCCGACCCCTCACGGAGCAGGAACCCCATGGGCGCGTGAAGCTGGTGGCCGGGGAATGGAACAAGGCGTTTCTGGATGAAGTGGTGGCGAAC